GCGACACATTGATGGCGTCACAGAACAGCTTGTAGACGTGCGCCACAAAGCCCTCTTGCTCGCCGTTCATGGTCAAGCCGGGCGTGTCCGCATAAACAATCAGCCTGGGCGGCGTCATTCCGGTGACGGGATCGCCACCGAAGGTTCGCCACTGGTGATTCTGGAGCGTCATAGCGGAATGGCCACGTACTGAGGAATGTCGTTGACCTCGCGGAAGGTGGCAGCCACCTCTTGCGCGTCCGTCTTGTATCGGTCCTCGGCCAGCTCCTTGATGGAGCCATCACCCAGGCCTGCCACCAGCTCGCCGTCTGAAATGCAGACCATGGCCTTGGCTGCGCCCGCACCCAGGGATTGACCCGGCACCTCCACGCCAGAGCCCAGAACCACACGACCGGGCCGCTTGCGAGTGTAGGCCAGCGAGTCCCACTGCTGGCCACCCAGGAATGCCAGCTCGGTATCTGTGCCCACGTATATCCCGCCGTCCACCGGCTGGACCATGGTGATGGGTGCCTCAAACAGCTTGTAGTCGCGCTGCAGGTTGCAGTGCTCCCAGTTGTGCGTGAGGCTGGCCCACAGGATGTTGCCTGATGCCACCAGCAGCCGTCCACGCCAAAACGCCGTGATCGTTCCGACCGGCAAGGGGTAAACCTGATCGGTTCGCAGCGTCAGTACGAGGGCGTCATTGACACCCAAGTAGCTGAAATTGCCGCCCACCGCCTGGCCAGCGCGGTAGAATGCCTCGCCATTGCTCAGGTAGACGTTCAGCCTGTATCCGGGCTCCTGGGGCAAGCCTGTCAGCAGCAGGCCGCCGTCCGGCAGCTCCACAGGCTCGGAATACGCGGCGCCGCCTTCCAGGCCATCAGACAGTCGAACATGAGTGATCGCCCAGCGGTAGCGGCCAGGTGCCAGATTGCCCGCCACCGGTGTGGCAACGCCTATGCCTGATGGAATGGGCACGCCCAAATCGGTGACGCTGATGCCGTCCGTGATGCCGCTGATCAGGCCGTTGGTGAATGTGGTGCGTCCGTCCGGCAGATTGCAGTACCAGACACGGGCCACACCCAGGCTGGGCTTGAGGACCGTGATTGTCGCGCCGTCTGTGCGAGCCAGATCCCCATTGCAAGTGGCCAGCATGAAGCCCTGCGCTTGCCATAGGTTCTTGTGGCACTGTTCGCTGATCCGGGTAAAACCCTGGCGGCGGCGAATTTCGTTATCCAGGCCGATGTCCACGTTGACGGCCGTAGCCAGCTCTGTGGGTTTGAGCCGATGGCCAGGCTGCACGTTGTTGATGCCGGTGAATTTGTCGAAGGTCAGCATGCGGGTGTCCTGGTGATAATTGCCCGACCAAATCGGGATTCTGGGGCTGTATGCAGCGCCCGGAAAGACACAAGCGCGTGCGCTGCGCCCATTTGCGCTTTGGCCTCTCCTGCAGCACGGAAGCCAAAAATGCGTGCGCCGCGAGCGCGCCCAAAGCGAACCGGCCGCCAACTGAACGAACGGTGGTTAATCCTGGAGTTACGTGCGCTGGGTCGTCGTCCAAAGCGGCGAGTTGGGTTAAGCGAGCGGGCCAGATAGCCCAATGCAACCCGACCCAGCCCCCATGCAGACACACGAAAACCTGCTGCGCGCAATCCGTGTGCTGCTCGTCCTGCGCCAAACTCGGGCAGATCCCATAGCGACACCACTTCTTGTAAGAGTCGCACCTTGGGGGCTCCATACACACCAAATTGTGTCCCTTGGGCGGGTAGATTCCGTAAGCCAAATGCCTCGGGCTGCCCAAAACCAGTCGGGCGAAAACCCTGCGACTGTAGTTGCCAGTTTTGTCCGACAAGAAACGGCTGCAAGGCCCAGGGATCACCAAAAATGATAGATGGTGCGCTGCCAGCTTGTTCAAGCGACAAGTTGACCGGAAAGGCTGCAATACCAAACCGTGTCTGTGCAGGAAGCGATTGGGCCGAATAGAAAACAGGAATGCTCGGATTGCCAAATGCCGCGCCGGGCTCCAGCGCCTGCGCGCTCACAAACTGCGGCAGCGGTGCAATAGCCTGGCCAAACTGAATGCTCGCCTGCCAACCGGTGGCCTCGCCAAGTTGCTCAGGAATTTGAGGCGGACTTGGGCCGCTGTCTTCCGCGCCAGTAAACCCATAGGGGTTTGAGCCAAAGGCCGCAGAACCGAAAGCCCCCCCAGGGGCGCCAGAGGCATTTAGCCCGACTGCCCCAAAGAACAGCCCCCCGTAAACGGAGCCTCCGAAGGGGCCGGACATTTAGAAGCTCCCATCCCAAGGTCGAAAACTGACTGTGCGCAACTCAAGATCGCCTCCGTAAGAAGGAAAGGACTTGTTGCATGTCAGCGAAAAACGCTTGGTTGTGCTGTTATAGCTTCCGCTTAAAGTTGTGGGCGATGCAGGATCATCCGTTTGAAGCACAGACTCAGTTGTGATGCTGACGTCTGCGTCTGAAAGCATGGCAATCCGCAGCTTGAACACGTCATATTTTGCGTTGTCGCTATTATCGTAGTATTGAACCAGAATATTTCCTTCCAGTATCAATGCAGCCGCTTCATTGCTTGCGTCTTGTCGCGGAGTAACGGGGATGGCCTCAAGTATGTTGCTCCATCCGTCAAAACGAAGCTCGTTTGAGCTATTAGTCAGTCGAACCCCCAAAGGCCGAGGCGCCCGGTAGTTTGTCGGAGCAACAAGCACGTCATACGTGTCGCCCGGTCGTATTTCGACGCCTCTGACAGACCGAAGAAGCGGCGAAGACCCAAATCTTTGCGGCAGAATAACGCCCTGGCCTTGTGCAAAATCGGCGCTTTGCGGTGTTCTGTCATTGATGGTCAATACGAGCCCGTATTGTGTTGTATTGTCGATTTCTGGCAGATTCCTGAAACCGGCGTCTGGCGTAAATGCGATTGTGTAGGCGCCGTTGTTCTGACTGTTGTTTACATTCACTTCAGGCAGAGTTACAGACGTAAATGTCGCCGTCCCCTTGATCATGGGTAGATCGAGCAGCATGTGGCGCTCCTTACAGCGAGAAGATGCGGAACGGACCGTTATCCCACTGGATCGTCACATCCCCACCGTTTGTGGCCAGCGGGAACCCCGTGATTTGGTCGATGTAGGCCAACAGCGTAGACGTGCCCGGCGTGCCGGTGTCGCGGTAGATCACGGCTGCACGCAGGTTTAACCCGGCCGCCAGCGCAGAATACGTCACATCGTCGGCGTCAAAGACACCGTTTGTCACGCTCTTGTTAACCAGCAACTGAGCGGAGCCCACCACAAAGGGAGCTATGTCTGTCAGATTTGCGTGACCGGAAAGTGCCACAGAATAACTGGTATTTACCAGTGCCACGCGGATATTGTCGGCCATGAAGTTGACCTGGGCCTGCAGCATGGCCTGCTTGCCGGAGTTGTAAAGTGCGTTGGGCATGACGTTCTCCTGTTACCAGATAGCCTGGTTGTGGTGTGGCTGATCGGCTGCGTAGTCCTGCCCCAGATGGGCGTCTTTGCGCAGTCCAAAGTAGGCGGTGAACCGGCTTTCTGCCTGGGCGGCGCGGTTCGGGTCGATGGTTTCCGCATCGGGCTTGCTGAATGCTTTGAACAAAGCCCAATCCACCAGATGACGGTGATGGGGCTCTGGGATTTCTGGGGTATCGGTGTTCTCGATGCTGTCCATCGGCAACCGATTGACCTCCATGTGAACAATGCCTGCCACCGCTGGCGCAGGCACCAGCAATACACCACGTTGCCCCGGATCGTTCACCACAAATCGGGGGATGCCGGGCGGTGCGCTGCGCCAGCCGGACTCGGTGCGGTTCAAAAAATCCCGTGTGACCACCTTGAGGCCAATTTCCCGCGTGTCGCCCGCCGCCTTGAATTGAGCGTATGCAATATGCAAAACCTTGGGGTGCAGGGTGTAAGCCCCTTGGTTTTCTGTGATGGGGATTTGGCACAAAGCCGGACTGTCTGTGTCTTTGATCAGGCGTGCGCGAATGGCCGCCTCTTCCTGGGCCTCATCCAGCCAGGCCGTGACATCCTCATCTGACCACAGGTATGCTGGGCCCACCTTGTCGTCAGCCTCCCGGCGAAACTGCGCAATCAGCCCATCCCGGTCCATCACTGAACCCCGTACTGGTCGATGAGGCCAGTGACCTCTGCACGCAGCGTGGCCACTGCCTTGCGCTTATCGATCTCAACATTGAAATGCGTCTTTGCAAACTGCTCCAGGGCGGCCTTGTCCATGGCAGCGACTGCATCACGAACCCCTTGCTCCTGGTCGTCTTCGTCGCTCTTTTTGGACTGAGACGAAGCATCAATGGGGGCCGTTGCTGCTGGCTCGGTCAGATCCCCTGGCACGTACACATCGGGGTGTCGCAGCATCTGCTTGGCCTTGGCCGCCGGGACCAGCAATGTTTCTCCCTGGGTAAACACAATGCGGGTGCCGTAAGTGCCGTCGGTGTAGGTTGGGCGGTGGCCCACGTACTTCACGGGGATCAGATTGGGGTCGATCATGGAAAAGTGCTCCGGTAAGTTGCAGGAAGGGGGCCGAAGCCCCCTTGCCTATCGGGTCAGCGCATCAGGGTGCGCCAACCAGCTCGACCTCGACCAACACATCCAACTTGGAAGCCTTGGCGTTGGCCGCGCCGCCCGTGGTCAGGATGAGATAGGCCGCCTTCGGCAGCGTCACAGGCGGTTTGGCCGTGTTGGCGCGGAATCGCCCAGTGCTGGACAAGGCTTGCGCACTCAGGAAATACGCCGCGTCTTGGGGAACGGCTGCCGAATCCACGCCGTCTTCGTATGCGAAGCCCAGCGAGCCCGTCACACTGGCAGAAAACGTGGTGGAGACGATGGCCTGCGCGTCCTGCAGCTTGGTGCCAGCCGGGAACCAGCCGAGACGCACCACATCGCCACTGGCAATGGCGGTGGCCGTATCGCTGTCGATGGCTGCGCCGTTTGCGGCAGTGGCCAAATCAAAGTGAAGGGTGGTGGCGTTGCCGTAAGGCGTGCCGCCAAATTGGCGCTCGGCCAGGCGTTTTTTGGTGATGTTGGGCATGGTGTGCTCCTTGAATCAATCGTGAAAGGGGGATGGGCCGGGAGTTACCCCGGCCCAATCGGTCACTTGCCGGTCGGACCCAGCTTGACCACCGTGTCGATCACCTGGACGCCGTAGTCCGTGATCTGCTTTTCACCTTCGCCATGGTCAATGGCAAACCGGATCTTCGACAGGCCCTTGATCGCGCCGCACAGCACTTCCAGCTTGTCGTCGTGGTCCAGCTCTTTCTCGGACCAGAAGTAGGGGTTGCCAGTCTTGCGGTGCTTGCCCATGGCCTCGGCCACCGCCTGGCCGCCCAACAGGATGGCGCGGTCGATGGCAAAACCTGCGGCACCTAGGGCAGCCGGGACCAGGCACGTGCTTTCGGCCTCACTGGTGAAGCTCGCGCAGTAGCGAATGGTGTCGCCCGAGTAGAAGCGGATCGGCTTGGGCATCTTGACAATCAGGATGCCGTTCCACAAGCCCGCCTCGCCCATAAACAGGGGGTTCATGCCTGCCTGCTGGGCGCGCGCCATTGCGTTGGCCTGGAGCTGCCGGAAGTTGCCCGACTGCACAAAACCGGTGTACTGCTCGCTCGACACCAGCAACACTCGCAACGGGGCGTCGTTGGCAGCCTTATCGCCCTCGAACACCACCGGGGGAGGCGGCAAAGGCATGCTGTCCACGTGGGTGCGAATGGCGTCAACGACATCCATATTCAGCACGTCGGTGCTCGAAATGGCCACTTCGCCGCCAGAAACCGTGAACCCCTCGATGCCAGAGCCCGTCGACATATAGTGTCGGTTGCGGGTTGGCGCCTTCACGGGGTTCACCATGATTTCAGCAAACTTGGGGTGGGTGGTTACTGGCACCGCCCACTCGATGTTGTTGTGCGAGCCACGTGCACCAGCCATGTGAACCAGGATCGACTGGTCACAGTAGCGATCCATGTAGTTCTGGCCCAGGGCGCGAGCCAGCTTGCGCAGCTCGTGGGGTGTGCGCTGCTGGGTCATGGTGTCGCCAGCACTGATCGGATAGCGCGCCTGATTGATGCGCAGCCGGTCCTGGCTGAAGCTCATGGCTTGGCCACGGCCCTCTGCGTACTCGCTGCCCATAATGGGCACGCCGCCCATGGGGTTGATCAGGTCGAACGTCACCTCATCGCCAGCCATCTTCTGGAGGTCCAGGCAGCGCACGATCGGCATTTCAGTGCTCGACTGGCGCCGGATGGTGGCCTCTGCATTGGCTTGCTGCGGCAGCTTGCCGGTGAGGCGGTTCATGGTGGTGTTGCGCTGCATGTTGGCAGCGAACAGACCAGCAGACTGCAGGGTGATTGCCTGCGGGCTGCCGTAGGGGATATGCGTCTGAGGCATGGTTAACTCCTTCGGTGGGACTGGGCTGCGCCATCACGGCGTGGCCCTTGACTCGGTTACAAGGTCACATAAGTTGTTGCAACAACCGCTCGATTTGCTCGGGGCTCTTGCCCTCAAAGCTCTTCAACACGGAGCTGCTCGACATTTCCAGCATTGCGGTTGCCTCATCGTGGGCTACCGGCGATCCTGCGGGAATCTCCGTCAGGCTGGTCGGCGGCTTTGTCTTGGCATTGGCAATGGCTGCTTTCGCAGCGGCGGCAACGTCCGGCTTACCCGTCACCTGCGCTATTCCAGTCGCCTCCTTGAACGCAGTGAACAGCTCGATGACCTCTTGCGTCGTCCCCTGCTGCAGCGTTTGGGCGTAGGCAGTGCGGGCAAAAGTCGGCTGCTTGGCTATCCAGTCGGTCAACTCCTTGCTTTCGGCAATGGAGTCGGCGTCCGGGTGAGCTGCGTAGATCGCCTGGTAATGGGCATCTGCAGCGCTCTTGGCTTGCGTGGCTTTCAGTGGTTCGACCACCTTGGCCAGCTCACCGCGAATCGCGGCCAGTTGCTGCTCCACTCCCATGGCCACCAGCTTCTGAATGCCTTTGGCCAGGGCTTCCTCGGAAAAGTCTCCGAAGATTTCCGGGTCAATCCCGCTCTCGATGGCGGCAGTGGCGGTTGCCACGGCGTTGTCGGTTGCGGTTGGGGCCTTGCCTTCATCGGCGCGCTGCTGGGCTGCTTGTTGCAGCTCGGCAAGTTGCCGTTGGGTGGCTTCAGCCTGGGCCTTCCAGTGCTTTTCAGCTTCACGGGCCTCCACCAACTTCTCGTAGGGGATCGTGTGCTTGCCGTCTTTGGCCAGGATGACTGGCTGCTCGTCCGTCTTTGCATCGGTCCCCGACTTGTCATCGGCGGCTGCAGGTTCAGGGTTGGGTTTATCCACTGCGTCAGTGGTCTTGCTGTCGTCAGATGCAGCGTTGGGCTCGCCGCCTTCCGGCTCAAAGCCGGTATCGCCCTCGGGCAGGCTCAAAAGCTCTGCCATCTGTTCGTCAGTTAATTGACCATCGACCGCGTGGGCCTGGAAATACTCGCTTTGGGTTAGGCTCATGCTTCCCTGCCACTTATCGGAGTGGCGCCAAAGGGTCCAGCATTTGACTGATCCTGTGCGGCGGCCTTTCGACCACCGCACAGAGCCAATCTCCGGCTCTGGGAATGCCACGCTTCACAGCGTTGCGTTTCGCTTTCAGGCTTTCGCCCTGGGCTTGAGCGGACTATGCAATCCGAGTGCACAAAGTCCAAACCCTACAGGGGGTGTTTTTCAATCTGCCCGCCACGTGAATGTGATGGCATCGGTTTTGCTGTCGCGTTTTTGAATCAGCACGCCAGTGGTAACGGTGATCTTCAAGCCGCCAAACGCAGGCTTGACCGGAATGCCGGCCTTCTCCAGCCTTGCGCGAATATGGCGAGCCGATGCGTCGTCAACCCCTTCGCCCCGATAGCGTGCCACCCGCATCAGCTCATCGCGCTCGATGACCACGCAGGCCCTGATCAGCGCGTTGCGTGCGTCAGGCATGTGCCACGCCCTCATCCATCTCGGCAGCCACCAGCGCCAGGGCCACTGGCGCCGCGTCCGGGTGCTGCTCGCACATGCTGCGCAGCTTGATCGCGCATCGATTGACCTCTGCCTGGTCTTCTTCAGGCAATTCGGCAATCATGCGGGTCAGCATGGCCAAGTTGCTCGGGGTGGTGTCCACTGTGTCGTTGCTCATGGGTTCTCCTGGTTAATCGCGTGACTCAATCCGCCCGCATCGTCTCAATGCCCTGGTTTTGTCCAACCATGGGGCTGTCGGGCTGTGCGGGAGCGGCTGGGGTATTGGGGCTGGTGTCGCCTGCGGCCATGTCGATGGGCTGTACAGGGATGCCAGTGGGCATGGGGATGTTCGGGTCTTGGCCTGCAGGGTTGGGGGGTGTCCATCCGGCGTTCTTCATCAGCACGTCCGCCACCGGGGCGACCTGGGGCATGCTGGCCACCACCTGGGCACCCTGCATCGCAGCGAATGCCGCCCGCAGCCCTGACTCGACCGTCTCGGCCACGATCTTGCGCAGCTCGGCCTGCTGGCGCTCGGGGCTGTACTTGAGGTCCAGCTCGCGCTCCTTGGCCTGAATCCCGCGCTCACGCACCGCCTGCTCGATCATCTGCTTGATCTGCTCTGGGCTCTGCTGGCCCTTGGCCGCCTTGATTTCCTCGATGATCTCGTCGCGGTTCGGCAGATCCATGAGCTGCAGCATGTAGGGCAACAGCACTTGCTGGATGTCCGGGGGCACGCTTTTGGCGACCTCGCTGATGGCGCCCAGTTGCTGAGTGCGAAAACTCGGCGTGCTCGGCACGTCCTGCAGGGCGACCTTGAGCCGGGTGCGCTGCACGTCGTTGCTCAGAACCACAATGCCGGTGTCCGGGTCGGCGTTGGGCTGGTTCAGCATCACCTCCTTGTCGGGGGTCACTGCGTTGCCACGGATGAGCACACGCTCCGGCTTGGAGCCGATGTCTTCGATCACCATGGAAAGCAACAACTCGCCCACCATCGTGCGCGAGTTTTTGAAGTTATCCATGAGGTCGGCCAGGGCCTGCGT